TTGACACCAACTGTTGCCGGCACCGGGCGCGTACCGGGCATTGGGAGCGCGGCCGGGCTGGTATGGGTGGTGCTGGTGGACAAGCGTCAGCTCGCGGTGCTGCTGCTAGAGAACGAGGTACCGGCCGCTTCCGCGACAGACACGTTGGATGCGCGCGGTGATATCGACTACGAAAACCAGCCGGTCGACGCAGTGGAGCGGCTATGTCGGCGTTTGGCTGACCAGGCGGTGCGTCAGTGGGGTTTCATGCAGGGTCTCAAGCAGAAGCTCGGACCAGGTGTCGACGTGCGAATGAAGCTAGTGGAGTGGAACCGGTGAGCGTTAATGCCCAACCTGTGGGGGGTAGCTACGGATTTGCGTCAAATCTCAAGTGCTACTGCCGAACTCATTACCTGTTGGCTAGATGACCTACAATAGTGGTTTATGGCTACCGCGCTGTATCTCAGACAGTCGTTCGACCGGACCGGCGACGAAGCGGCGATTGATCGCCAACGCGCCGAATGCCGTGCCCTGGCCGAGCGCAAGGGGTGGACTGACCTGCGTGAATACGTCGACAACGACCGCAGTGCGACTAACGCCAAGAAGCCGCGGCCTGCCTATCAGCAGCTACTCACGGATATGGCCGCCGGCCACGTTCAGGCCGTCGTCGCGTGGGACTTGGACCGTCTGCACCGCCGGCCCATTGAGTTGGAGACGTTCATGCCGCTGGCCGACAGCATGAACGTCAAGCTGGCGACCGTCTCGGGGGAGGTGGACCTGTCGACGGCGCAGGGACGGCTCACCGCTCGACTAAAAGGCTCCGTAGCCGCCCACGAGGGCGAGCACAAGGCAGCCCGTCAGCGGGCCGCGGCCAAGCAGATGGCCGAGCGTGGCCTACCGAAGTGGAAATCAGCCTTCGGCTATACCGATGACCACCAACCGCACCCGGTGGAGTCTGAGCTGGTGCGCAAGGCGTACGAGACGATTCTGGGCGGTGGTTCGCTGTCTGGGCTGGCGCGGGAATGGAACGCCCAGGGCTTCTACGGCCGCAATGGGAAGCCCTGGACCGCGAGCACGCTGGGTCTGTTCATGCGTAAGCCGCGCAACGCCGGATTGCGCGCCCACAACGATGTCATCGTGGGGCAGGGGAGCTGGCCGCCGCTGGTGGACGAATCGACCTGGCGTGCCACGCAAGCCGTTCTCAACGACCCGGCTCGCAAGCCCGGCCCCAAGACGGTGCGCAGGCATTTCTTGACCGGTGTGCTGCGCTGCGGTAAATGCGACGACGGGGGGCGCATCGGCGGCTATCAGGGTCCGCGCGGACAGGAACGGTATCGCTGCTGGAAGTGCTTGGGGGTGGCCATCTCCAAGCCCGAGACCGACGAATACATTCGCGGCGTCGTCGCCGAACGGCTCGCGCAACCCGACGCCAAGCAACTATTGATTGACCGCGATGCGCCCAACCTGGACCGACTCACCGGCGAAGCCAACACGCTGCGGTCGCGCATTGACGAACTAGCGGTTGCGTTCGCCGACGGCGACCTGACCGCCTCACAGGTTCGCACGGCAACACAGCGGATACAGGCCAAGCTCAGCGAAGTTGAGTCCCGAATGGCAAGCGCGTCAGCAAAACTGGTATTCGCGGATATCCCACTCGGCACCGAGCGCGTGTACGCCGCGTTCACCCGCATGGACGTCGACCGTCAACGCGCCATCGTGAACACGATGCTGACCGCGACAGTCATGCCGGTGGGTAAACACGGCCGAGTGCCGTTCAACCCCGACCGCATCACGATCGAGTGGCAACGATGAGAACCAAGTCGATACGAATCAAAGTGGTTGACAGCCGAGGCCGCACGGTTGCCTATCTCGGCAAGCGCAGCTACTTCAAGGCCGGCCAACACGACTACACCGAACCGTGGGCCGCCCACGGCAGGCCGGTCAGCGAGAAGCGGCTGGCGCAAGACCTTGACACGCCTGCGCTCGACGGGCGCATGGAACCAAGTCCGTTGCTACACGGCGACAATGACCGCCGTTACCTACCCATGCCAAATGGTCTACCTCTGCGGCTCGACAAGGTGGCTCCGATGTTGGAACGCCTTGCCCTGACGCTCAGCCTAGTGGACGAATCAGGCGCGGTGCTGACAGAAGATCAGAACGCCGCGACACTCACTGTCGAGCAATTACGGAGCTACGCGCGCTAGTAGTGCTAGAGTGACTGTCAACGAGCGGGCTCCGTATCCCGTAGCCGCGCAAACCGCGCCAGCTTCTCAGAGTCGTCTCCCCAACGGGGACCAGGCGGCTCAGTCCCTCATTTCACGAGGTGAGAAGCGTTGTCTACCAAAACCACATGGCGGCAAACGCGCGGGAAGCTCGCGCGCCGCTCCCAGGATCTACCCGCCGGACATCCGGAACTGCAAGAGCTACGCCGTGACCTATACGCCGACCGGCTAGCCGAAACCATCAAAAAGGTTGTGGCGCAAGCCCCGCCGTTCACACCTGAGCAAGTCGCCCAACTGCGTGTGCTGCTTGAGCCGGCCCGCGCCGAGTTGACTGCATCGAGTAGTCGGAACAGCGAACCGGAAGGCCGTCAGGCCGCCGTGGCTGACCGCCTGGCCGAGCTGGGCGGCGGTGACCATGCCGCCTAATGAGATAGGCCGCCCCGGCGGCACCAGGACGGCCATATCAGCAGCTACCCCCAAGCCTACCACCGACACGTCGGCAGCGGCACACACACTGCACCGCGGCTCCCGCGTCTTGCCAGGCGACCGGCGTGTCCGCTGCACCACGAAGGGGTGCCCCTGGCGCGGTTTCTGCCCGACGCACACCGCGCGGTTCCCAAAAGGATTCGGCGGCCTCGACCGGATGATGCGCCGACCGCGGGAGCGGGCCTCATGATCGCCCACGACCGCATCCTGGGTGCGCTGCGCGACCGCGGCGCCAAAATCAACGCGCGCGGCAACAAGGCTCAGTGCCCGGCCCACGAGGACGACCAGCCGTCCTTGTCGATCGGCCCGCGCCGCGACGGCAAGGGTGTCGTGATCAAGTGCCATGCAGGGTGTGACTACAAGGCCGTGCTGGCCGCTTTGGGTATGGCCCCGTGCGACCTGTTCGATGACGCCGGAATGCGCGGAGTCTACTCTGCGAAAGCGGACTACCGCTACCCCGATGGCCGCGCCGTACATCGCAAGCCCGACAAAAGCTTTCCCCAGTCTGGAAAAACGGACGGCAACAGCCTGTTCCGCGTGGATTTTGGTGACGCCACAACTGTTTTCGTCGCCGAAGGCGAAAAGGATGTGCTCGCAATCGAATCGGTCGGCGGCGCGGCCACCTGCCCAGCGATGGGCGCGGGCAAGGCCGGCAAGTTCGACTGGGAACCGTTGCGCGGCAAGACCGCAATCATCATCGCCGACAAGGATGAGCCGGGCCGTAAGCACGCCGAGCAGGTTGCTGGGCTGCTACAGGGCATCGCCAGCTCGATACGTATCGTCGAAGCCGCCGCCGGCAAGGATGCCGCTGACCATATCGCCGCGGGGTATGGGCTCGACGAGCTGGTGGACGTGACGGCACCGGCCACCGACGCGCGGCAAAACGTCCAACACGTCGACCGCATCAACGAACCAGTCAGCAAACGAAAAGCGGCCGAAAAACCCGACCCGACATCACACCCCGCCCGGCGCCCACGGATAACCTGGGCAAACACAATCGACCCGGAACCGGTCATTTGGGTTTGGCGAGGCGGCCTCGAAGATTCCACCGAAGATCTAAAACACAGAATCTTGGAATCTTCGGAATCTTCGAGCGAAGATTCCGGACGCATCGCAGCCGGAACCCTCACCGTCGCAGCAGGACGAGAAGGAGTCGGCAAATCATGCTGGCTCGCCGAAATGGGTGCGCGGATCTCCACCGGCCGACTCCCCGGCGCCTGGTATGGCAAACCCGGAAACATCCTCTGCGCCGCAGTCGAAGACTCCTGGAAACACACCATCGTCCCGCGCTACATAGCGGCCGGCGCAGACCTCAACCGCATCGGTCGACTCGACGTCACCACCGACGCCGACGCAACAATGGCGCTCAGCCTGCCCGTCGACAACAGCCTCCTCGAACAGGCCATCGTCGACAACCACGTCGCCGCGGTCCTCCTCGACCCCCTGCTGTCGATGGTCAGCGATCGCATCGACACCCACCGCGAACGCGACGTCCGCGCAGCACTCGACCCCCTCGCCGGCATCGCCGAACGCACCGGCGCCATCATCATCGGCCTCGCCCACTTCACCAAACAAGGCAGCTCCGACGTGGCCGCCCGGATCACCGGGGCGGGCGCCTTCAAAAACGTGCCCCGAGCAATATTCGGATTTGAACGCGACCCAGACACCGGCGACTGCGTCCTCACCCAAGTCAAAAACAGCCTCGGCCGATACGATCTGCCCTCCCTCCGCTACCGCATCGACGGCGCCGCTGTCGACACCGCGAAAGGGACGACCTACACGGGCCGCTATGTGCACCTAGGGCTCTCGGACAAATCCGTCGCCGAAATCCTCGACGCTCACCGAGGCGGCCACACCGACGACTGCGGGACGGACGGCCTCACACCCGCTCAACGTTTCATCATCAGCTACCTCAGCTCACACGGCGACGAGAACGCAGAAGTAGCCAGCTCCGAAGTCATCGCCGCCGCCCAGCCAACGTTCACCGAACAAGACCTCATCAAGGCGCGCAACCGAATCAAGGACCGCGTCACCACACGCAAGGCGGGCATGGGACGCGGCTGGCTATGGTCACTAGTCCCAAAACCCGAAGATTCCAGCGGTTTTCGTAGCCACACCGCCTCTGACCTCGAAGATTCCGAAGATTCCAAATATCACACTCTTAGAACCTTCACGGAATCTTCGAGGGAAGCAGTGTGCAGCGACTGCCAAACCGCCCTCGAACTCCCCGCCTCGATAGAGCGCGGACTGTGCGCCGAGTGCCGACTTGGCCGAGCGCCCGACCCACGCCGCCCAGGCTGCGTCTGCGCCAACTCACCGCAGCCGTGCCTGTGGTGCCAGCAGGCCGCATCATGACCACGACCGCCCGAAAGCTGCGAGCACTGCCACCTGACCGGCTCAGCAACCACGGTCGTAGGCGCCGTGGTTGCCCCATGACCGCCGCTGACGCCCCGCCGCCGACCGACGCCCAATGGCGCGCCATCCCAGGCTTCCGCGGCCTCAACGAGGTAACCCGCAGTGTCACCGGCGGCACCCGGTGACCGGCCCCTACCTTCCACGCCGGTGCCCTGATTGTCAGCAGCCGCCCGAGCCGGGCAACCGGCGCTGCAAAGAGTGCGCCGCCCCGTGGCTCTTGACGGACCACGCGCAGGCCGGCCGGGAGCGCCGTGCCGAACGCTACCGCTGTGGCGTGTGCACCGATTGCGGGCAGCGCCCCCATTCAGCCGGTAGGCCGCGCTGCGACACCTGCCACACCGAACTCCTGCGGCTACGGGCGCAGGGGTGGGCGCTATGAAACGCGCCACCGTCCGCCAACGCCGCACCCTTGTCGACGGCCGCAGGTTGGTTCAGGTCGTTTGCCCGGTCTGCGACGGCCGGCACTGGCTACCCGCAGGCGACACCACAGGCCGCTGCCCAAGAAAACCGGGCATCTTCACCGTTCTCAAAACCCGAAAGGACAGCCCGTGACCCACCCCGAAACCTTCGACGACGACGACGACCTCACCGACGCTGAGCGCTGGCGTCTGATTGAGCTGTCCACGCTCGACGAAATCCTCGACCGCGAGCGAGAGGCCTTGGAAGCCATCGAGGCTGGTGACACGATGGGGTTCCACTGGTTCGCCGACCGCAACGAATGGCTCGAACCGCGGCTGCGGCGATACCGCAACAGGAGGTGATCAGCTTGCACTCATCGGCTGAGCGGCAAAACCGCAGGTCAGGGGGGGGGTATTGGTCGATCGCGACCACCCTGGACCGCCTGTCCGCCGCGGTGTCTCTTCGTGTGCGCAGTCAGAAAAACCGATCCGAAATCAGGAGGTTGACCATGGGCGGACGTGGTAGTGGCCGGATACCGGCACCGGCCCCGCTGAAACTGCTGCACGGCTCACGCCCCGGCCGTGACTCCGGCGGCCGGAAAGTGCCGGTGCCGCCGAAATTCGACCGGGCAGCACCGGATGCCCCCGAGTGGCTGGACGACGAAGGCCGGGCGGAATGGGCACGCGTTGCGCCAGGTCTGGAACGACTGGACCTGTTGAAACCAGAGGACCGGGCCGCCCTGGCCGTGTACTGCGAAACCTGGTCGCGGTACGTCAAAGCCGTACAGCAATACCGGGCAGAGGGTTTGGTGCTGACCAACCCGGGATCGGGCCGGACGCACGCCAATCCGGCCGCTGCGATCGCGCACACGGCCGCGGCGCAGATGTTGCGCTTCGCCCAAGAGTTCGGCCTGACGCCGGCCTCCGAAGCCCGGTTGGCATCGCTGCCAGTCGATTCCGGCGACGTTGACGACCCGTTTGCGGCTGGATAAGCTCGAAATGTCGCTGCACCAGTGTAGAATTGGTGGCAGCTCGGCACGTCGCCGACGCCGGGAGCCGTCAGAGGATGGCCAACCCGGACAGGCCACCCGCCACGCGAGATTCCTTCCGCATGGGCGATTGGTGACACCGTGAGCGCAATCCTTTATCGCACAGCCGAGCTCGAGCCCGGTAGTGGCCGGGAGTTGTTCGGCCGGGCCGTGCCTTACGACGAGGTCGCGGAGATTCACGACTTCACCGGCCAGTATCTAGAGAAGTTCGCTTTCGGCAGCTTCGCTCGCAGTATCGAACAGCGTGGTTCCAAGATCCGGCTGTTGACCGGCCACGACCACCGGCGCTTGCCGGTGGGCCGGGCAACTGAGCTGCGCGAGCAGCCCGACGGCCTGTACGCCAGCTTCGAAGTCGCGCCAACCCAGGCCGGTGACGAGCTGCTGACACTAGTCCGCGGCGGGTACGTCGGGGCCTTCAGCATCGGGTTCACACCGATCAAAGAACACTGGTCCGGCAAGGTGCTAGTCCGCACCGAGGCATCGTTGCGCGAGATCAGCGTCGTCAACGAACCCGCGTATATCGGCGCGACCATCGCCGGTACGCGGTCGGAATCCCTTGTCATTTCCCGTTCCCTGGCTCAGGCCAGGCTTGACCTATTGGAGTTCTAATGACCAACACCGATGTCGAATCAATGACATACGAGCAGGCGCGCGCGGCCGCTCAGCAGATCCTCGACAACGCTGGCAGTGACCTTGTCGGTCCCGATGCCGAGCGTGTCCGGGCGCTGACGGTACATGCGCAGAATCTGAGGGAGCAGGAACGCCAGCGCGACCGTCAGCACGCCAATGACTTAACCGCATTGGTCCGCGGTCTGCAATCGGGCGCGCTTCGCACCGAGGGCGGCGCCAACGGCATGCACACCCTCAACGGCGAGCAGCGGTCGCCGTATGACGAGGACCGCCCGGCCGTCAACCGGGAACGCGACGCCGCGATGCGGGTGCTGGACCGGAATGTGAAAGACGGGCTGATGCAAGCCCGTGGTGCCGAGGTGATTGACCGGCTGATCACAACCGGTGCCCCGCAGGCCCGGTCCTGGACTTCCCGCTGGGCCGCGATCGCTGGTGACCAGAACTACCTCCGGGCGTTCGCCCGTATGGTTGCCGATCCGGTCAACGGTGCTTCGCTGTTCACGCCCGCTGAATCACATGCCTGGCGCACTGCCGCCCAGGTGCAGGCCGAACGGGCCATGAACAGCGTCGACGTCACGGGCGGGTTCCTGATCCCGGCTCAGCTTGATCCCGCAGTCTTGCTCAGCTCCACAGGCAGCACGAATCCGTTGAGGTCGATGGCGCGGATTGCGCAGACCGTCGGTGATGCCTGGCGGGGTGTCTCATCCGATGGCGTTGTGGCGCATTGGTATTCGGAGGCAGAAGAGGTCAGCGATGATTCGCCGTCGTTGGCGCAACCGGAGGTGCCGACGTATCGCGGAAGCGCTTGGGTTCCCTTCTCGATCGAGCTCGAAGGCGACGGCGCCGGGTTCGTTGCGGAAATCGGCCGTCTCATGCTCGACGCCATCGAACAGTTGACTGCGGCGGCCTACGTCGGCGGAACCGGTACCGGCGAGCCGACCGGGTTCATTCCGGCACTGACCGGCACGTCGACGTATACGGTCAACGGGGCAGGTAGTGAAACCGTCGCGTCGGCAGACCCGTACGCGCTGCAATCGGCTTTACCGCCGCGTTTCCAAGCGAATTCGGCGTTCGCCGCGAACCTGACCACGATCAACGTGCTGCGGCAGGCGGAAACCGCAGCCGGTGCGTTGAAGTTCCCGGAGCTTGCCGCTGACAGGCTGTGTGGGCGCCGTATGTGGGAAGTGTCGAACATGGACACGGTCAACGCTGCGGTAACCGCCACCAGCTACCCGCTGGTGCTTGGTGATTGGTCGCAGTTCCTGATTACTGATCGGGTCGGAAGCACCGTAGAGCTGGTGCCGCACGTGTTCGGCGCTGGCCGCCGACCGACCGGCCAGCGTGGATTTTTCGCCTGGTTCCGCACCGGCTCAGACGTCTTGGTGGACAATGCGTTCCGCGTGTTGAAGGTGCAGACCACCGCCTAGCGAGTCTTCCCCTGGCGCGGCGAGGGTCCCCTTTCCCTGTCGAGCCGCCGCGCCAGGGGGACTTAGCAACATTCCCCTTCGGCTTTGAAGGCGGGGTTCAAAATGGACCGCACCTTCAAGCAATCACGGTCGCAGGCACCGTGGTTGCCCACCAGACAGTGCGCTGAACTGCTGATATGCAGACATAGGGGGGCGGTGTCGCCCCTTGAGCAAACAGAACCCGTCACGATCGCCACGGGTGGACTAGTTTCGCAAAGAAAGGCTGCGTAACACGTGACGACAACCGATCACGGACGATCCCGGTACCGCCGGGGCTGCCGGTGTGACGTCTGTAGGCAGGCCAACCGCGAGTACCAGCGCGGTCACCGCGCCAAGCAGCTCCAAGCCGTACCCGCCCCAGCATCTGACTCCACCGGCGTCGTCACGCCGGTAGTCGATGCCGTACAGGCCGAGATCGATGCCAGTCCGATCGCCGGTCAGCGTCCTGGTTTGGCCGCGATCGCGTTGGCGATGGCGCGGATCTTGGACAACCCACATGCGATCCCGCAGCAGCCCGCGGCGGCAGCCCGACTGGTTGAGCTGTTGGGCAAGCTGTCTAAGGGCACGCAGCCGCGAGCCAGGCTGGCTGCGGTGCAGAAGATGACGCCCGCAGTGGGCCGGGTGCAATAAATTGCGACACGATCGGCCAAGCAACGCTTTGGCCCAGCACCATATTGTCAGGGCCGACAAACAATATGGTGCTGGTGCTTGAATTTCGTTGGCGTCACCGAATTTGCAGGTCAGGTTCGCCCGTGCTCATCGCTTGGCCCACCCGTCCAGCTCGTCGGCGGCGGCCAGCAGCGCGTCGGCCAGCTCGCGGGCTTGCCGGGCGCTTAGAGCCTCCTGGCAGGCGTCAATCCACACCGATGCGCGGTCGATCGCGTCGTTCTGGTCAAGGCTGCCGTCGGCGTATTGGACGGCGGCCACCCACACCTGAATATCGGATTTACCTTCGACGCCGCGGGTCGCGGAGTTGACGACCCGCCAGGGCCGGTCAGTGGCGGCATCTTCCCATAAGGCGGCATACACGGCGCCAGGAGGCAGGGGGACATTGGGGAACGGGTTGGTGGGGGTTGTGGTCAT